CAGGGAATACGATTGCGATACGTTTTTAATTACCCCGAAATGGCAAACGCAGGGGGATTTGGCGAGCGTGGAAATTGAGTTTAAAACAAATACCGTCGTGAAGAAAATAGGGCGTGGGTATATTATCAGTAATAAGGGAGATTTTAACGAAGATTTCAATAATGATTTCAACAACAATTAAATTATTAAATTATGGGAAATTACGAACAATTAAAACAAGCGGTTGCCGACGTGGTTAAATCAAACGGCAACCAAGAAATTACCGGAGATATATTGCAAAATACGCTATTGACGATAATTTCAACGGTAGGAAGTGGCGCAACATTTGCAGGAATTGCAACGCCAACAACAAATCCCGGGACACCCGACCAAAATGTATTTTATATTGCATCCGAGGACGGAATATATTCAAATTTTGGGAATGTTGTACTCGAAAATGAAGTTGCAATATTTACAAACGGAAATGGTATTTGGCAAAAGGGAAAAACCGGAATTGCCACCTATAAACAAGTTTCAGAATTAGAGTATAAATCAATACCATCAATTATAGAGATTATTAAACCATATAATAATTGGATAAGAGATAAATATAATTTGGGGTATTGTGATGCAAATACCGGGAAATTTATAGAAAATAAAAGCTATTTAACATCGGAGAAATTAACCGTAAAACAAGGGAATGTAATTCAATGCGGTTATTTTTTAGTACAGGGTTCTTATATACAATATAATCCTAATCAGTTTATTAATATATGGAGTTCTGACGGGTTTGAAAGAATAAGCAATTCGAGTTTTCCTTCATTTCCTTTTCAAGTGACGAAGGATTGCGAAATATCATATACGTGGTACAATACTAAAAAACCACAAGAATTTGAGATGAACAAGCAATTAGGTATGCTATGTATTTCGCCAACGCCACCGAGTAGCTACGAGGTATATTTTGAACCTTATAAGAAAGCTATCTTTGAAAAAGAAAAAGTTGATATACCTTACAAGCAAGATAATTTAATAGCAGGATATGGAATTGAAATAAAGAATAATATTATATCAGTAATTCAAGATGGGAATAGTATTGAAGATGAAAAAAAATCATTATTTGGTTATCCGTCAGTGTATAAAGGTATTTATGAACTTGAATCAAGAAAAGCCGCAGAAAATTATCCGACAATACCTAATATAGAAAATCCGAAAGAGATTTTATTTGTGAAAAATGGTAGTATTAATCAAGAGAGTGTGCCTTTATTTTGCGGACACAGAATAGCAATAGACCAAACGTCATACGTTTATTCAATAGACAAAACTATAAATAATACGGGTACAAGAGGTGGTATATTGCCGATGCGTTTTAATTTCAATGGGGATGCAATTGAAATAGGGCATAGAGGATTATTGTCTCTTAATATAATTTTTAAGGAAGATAATAAATGGTATTTATTGAGCGAGAAAGCCATAAAAATAGAAACGCAAAATGGTTATAGAAGTTATACAATAGTAAAATTTCAAGAAGCGAAAAAAAGGGAATTTTATGTGCTCAATAATTCATTACTTTATTCTTTAAGATATGATAATGAGTATATATTAGGATCCTTTAATAATACTAAAGATTTAGCCGTATATGCAGGCAGTAGCATTACGGAAGCATCAGCAGGAGGGGAATTTCCCCCAATGGGATGGGCTTCTGTATGTGCATGGATGCTTGGAATGGAATGTATTAATCTTGGAGTTGGGCAAAGAGGTATAGTGACAGATGCGGGAGATAGACCAAGTATTGCAAATGCAATCACTGATATTACATATTTTACAGATGCTAAATGTATATTTATTGGTGGTGCTATTAACGACCAATATAATGAAGAATATAAGGGAAAAGTAAAAAACTTTATTAATACACTAAAAAGCGAAATGCCCAATGCGATTATTGTAATGTTAGGAGAATATACACCGCAACCAGATAGTAACACGCCGGGAAATACGCATGAATTGAGAAATAAAGCAGTGAAAGAAGTTGCTTTGGAAGAGAATATGCCATTTGTTGATATGCAAAATTATGAATCATACAATCAATTGCAGACATTAATTATTAAAGATACGCAGTGGATAACGGGTACATTTGTATCTTCCTCAAGTGATGAAATGAATAAAATTGGCAATTGTGCTATTTTGTACAATCACGAAAACGGAAGTATAGACCATACGCACCCAGGAAGAATCGGTCATAAAAATGTTGGTACAAGGGTGGCTAATGCTATGCTTGAAATTCTAAAATACATTTAGAAGAATAACAAATTAAGTTTGATATGGAAAAAATTATGAATTGGGAGCAATGGCGTATTATTGCCATTTCCATGGTTAGCCCGTTATTTGGGTATTTAACCCCAACAAAAGGTTTTGTTTATGCGTTGGTAGTAATGTTTGCGTTCAATATTTGGGCGGGAATGAGGGCGGACGGCGTGGCGATTGTGCGATGCAAAAACTTTTCGTTCCGGAAATTTAAAAACGCATTGTGCGAATTGCTTTTGTATCTGTTCATTGTGGAGGCGATTTTTATCATTATGAAAAATTGCGGCGACGACCAAGCGGCAATTGTAGTTATTAAATCGCTTACTTATGTGTTTATGTACGTGTATTTGCAAAATGCGTTCCGCAATCTGATTATTGCGTACCCCCGGAATTTGGCATTACGTATTATTTACCATGTTATCCGTTTGGAGTTTACAAGGGCTTTTCCGTCGCATTTGCAACCGATAATTGACAGATTGGAAAAAGATTTTGGGAACGACCCCGACAAAAACAATAAAAAGAAAGGAGAAAACGAAAATGAGTAAAGTTGTAATTCTTGATGGAGGTCACGGCGTGGATTGTGCCGGGAAACGTTCCCCCATTTGGGGGGACGGTTCCCAATTGTTAGAATGGGAGTTTAACCGTGATATTGTACGCCGTATTGCGGCGATGTTGAAAGCGGAGGGAATAAAGTTTGAAATTTTGGTACCGGAGGACAACGACGTATCATTACCGGAACGTTGCCGACGTGCAAACGTTATCCATGCAGATTGCGGCAACAACGCCGTTTTGTTTAGCGTTCACGGGAACGCCGGAGGCGGCACCGGGTGGGAATGTTATACAAGCGTAGGACAAACGAAAGCGGATGCAATCGCAACCGTTCTTTGTAAGGAGGCGGAAAAAGAGTTTGCCCCGGATGGTTGGAAAATGCGTTTTGATTATGTGGACGGCGACCCGGACAAAGAAAGCCAATTTTATATTCTGAAACATACTGTTTGCCCGGCCGTATTATCTGAAAATTTCTTTTTTGATAATGAAAAGGATTGCCGTTTTATGATGAGCGACGACGGAAAAGAAAGGATTGCAAAGGTACATTTTGAAGCAATAAAGAAAATTGTATGAAAAAGTATTTGATTTGGGCGGCAATTGCGATGGTAGTTGCCGCCGTTGCAACAATATGGGTGCAACGAACGAAAATTGAAAAATTGACGGACGAACGGAACAGATACCGGGGAAATACAGAAACATTGTTGCAGGACGTCGAAACGTACAAAACAAAGGATAGTTTGAACGCCGCCAAAGTTGGAGTTTTGGAACTGAAATTGTCGGAGTTTGAAAGATACCGGGCGAGCGATGCAGAATTAATAAAAAACCTGCAAACAAAGAACCGGGAATTGGAGGCGGTAACAACGGCGCAAATGGAAACAATAACCCAGTTACGGGGAACCGTCCGGGATAGTATTGTTTATTTACCCGGAGATACAACAAAAACGGTTCTGAAATGCGTTGATATTTCCGACCCGTGGTTTTCCTTAAACGGAATCACGACACCGGACGGAACGTTTTCCGGGACGTTTGTAAACCGTGACAGCATTTTAATTGTTGCGACCGTACAATATAAAAGGTTTCTTAATTTCCTTTGGAAAACAAACAAAGTAAAGAACCGGGAAATTGACATTATCAGCAGGAACCCGCATACAAAAATAATGGGGGTTGAATATATAGAGATTGAAAAATAACTATCTTTGTATCGAATTACATTCGACCACATAATTAAAGATTGTTTTCAAGGATTAGCCGGGTTTTACCCGGCTTTTTTCGTTTTGCCCATTTTTAGCCCCGTAGCGGGCTTTTTTTATTCTAGTGGATAAATTAATATCGGAGCAAAGAAAGTGGCTTAAATCGAAAATTCGCCAAAAATAACTATCTTTTGAACCAAAAGAATATTTTTTATGCGTTTTACTCAAAATAAAAAGAAATTCTTTTGGTAATTAAAACAAAGGTTGTATATTTTCATTGTCAAACAACAACGACAGGGCGTTTTCCTCGAACATTAAAATTTAAAATTATGTCAGTTTCAATATTCAACGGTTTAGAAAGAACAACAAAGGAAATCAACATGAACTTTCGTATTAAGGTAAACGGAATTGTTGACGGCAAAAAGATTAATACGTTAGTTGGCGTTTCCGGACTGATTAAATTAGTAGGTATTGAAATGGCAAACAAAATGATACGTCGAGCATTTAACGGTAAAGGTGACAAAATAGAGTGCAAACTAAGACGTGGTATTAAAGTAGTATTTTATAGCAAATAATAACCGACCGGGCGGGTTCCCGGAACCAAATACAAATTCGTATGAGTTCAGAAAAAAGAAACAAATTAAGTGAGATTTTCAAATTGGCGTGGCAATTCGTAAAACGCAATGGTTACAAACTTTCAGAGGCTTTAAAATGTGCATGGTTAAACATGAAGCTAAAAGCCGAAATGAAAAAGCGAATAGTAAAATTCTATTTTCAGAAAATAGACGGTTCATTGCGTGAGGCATACGGAACCACAAACCCGGAAACAATTCCGGCAACAACCGGAACCCGGAAACCCGCCGACACGGTACAAACGTATTTCGATACAGAAAAGCAGGAATACAGATGTTTCAAAAAAGCTAATTTAATTCGTATTGCATAACCAACGCCGGGGAGTTCCCCGGCATAATTATAAATATTATGAGATTTGCATTAAGAAAGCAGGATAAAATAAAAGAAGTATTGGGAAATGAATATTTGGAAAACAATATTCTGCAAAGCCTAAATAAATACTTTGAAAACAGCGACAACGACCGGATATATTCAGACATTGAACCGGACGGGTACGTTACGGATTACGGCAACAAATACCCATTGTTGAGGATAAACGACGTTGCAAACAGCGACGCAATGTTAGAATTTGCCGTTATGGGGCAAATGTACGATGTATTGAATTTGTCTTATGTTGGTAGAATGAAAGGTTAAAATATGGACGTGATAATATTAATTTTCTTTGTATTATTAATTGCAACCCTATTATTGGGTATATGGCAAATAAAGAACCCTAAATTAAAAACCGCTGATGATTTAAGCGACGATTTGTGTTTATATTGTCCTTTGGATGATGACGAAAAAGGAACCCACGGCGTCCCAAATGGATATATAAGTTGTGAGGGGCGTTATTGCCAAGAAGCGTATGAAATGTATATTGAGGAATGGACGGAATAACAAATTGTATGGAAAGTATAATAATAAAAAAAATTGAAATGATGTTGGAACTACCTTTGCACGAAAGACAAAAAGCGTATTTCCAAGACTTATTAAACGCCGCAAAGCCCGTTAAAATAGTTCCGGCGCTGATGTATTGGAGGATTACGAATTGGACTACATACGGCACGTAATTAAGCCAAAGCCGAAAGAATGTTATCGAAATTCCCATTTACTTTGCGAGGCGTTCCCGGAACGGATTTTTTATTGTGAGGGAAAAACAAACGTCCCAATACCGATTGACCATGCGTTTAACAAGGTCGGCGACGCATATATTGATATAACATTTGAATTTGCGTTGCATGAAAACCCGTCAATATATGAGTACGTAACATTTGGCGAGTACGACGCAAAGACCATACGAAAAGCAGTATTGGAAACCGGATATTACGGCGAAATTTACAAATGGTTGTATTATCAGAGTAAGAAATAAAAAGCCCCCCGGCGTCATAAATCAATATGCACCGGGGGAATTTTACGCAGTAACCGAGAGCGATATTTGGTTGATGCGGTACCACAAAAATATATTGTTTGCCGTAAATTGCAAAACAACCCGCAAAAATAAATTTGGAATAAAAGTATTTATTTTTGGTAATTAAAGAAATATTTGTACCTTTGCATTGAAGTTAAGCCCACGCACGGGGATAGTGCGAAATAATATGAATATCAGAAAAGACAAAGAATTGAACATTTTGGCGAAAGCAGCCGGAAAGAAAGCAACAGAAGTTGAAACAATCATTGTAAACCAATTAATCCAAAAGGAAATGATACAAGACGACCCGGAATTTTGGGGATGCACTTTGTTTGATAGTATCGAACGTGACGTTCCGGTTTCTGATGTTGTCGGCATTATCAAAGCAACCGGAATTTCGGTTGTACGTTCCGAACATTTGGACGCATTTCTGAATTTGGTATTGGTCGGAAAAGGAGATTGCCCGGTATGTGGCGGAGAAATGGAAGTTACCGACGCCGATTATAAATGTTGCGGCGGCGATGGGTATTTAACCCCGTATGAATACGAACCGATATTTGAGGAAAAAACCTGCAAACATTGCGGACACGTAGAATAATAACCATAAAAATAAACAATATGAAATTAAGAGTAAATGAAGCAATCGCCCGTTCCGAGGCGAACGGAAAAAAGGTATTGAAAAAGGATATTGCAGCCCGTTTATTTGAGGGCGCAAGCGAAAGCGCACAGCAGGTAAATATGACAAATCTTTGCAACGGGACAACCAAAAGGATTGTTCCGGAATGGGTAGTAATAATTTGCGAAATGTGCGGTTGTTCCGCCGATTATCTGTTTGGATTGGAGGATTAAGAAATGAAAAGGATAGTTGAAAGAATAGAGAAAATGACCGACGTTGTTTTTTCTGACGAATGGCAAAACAAGTTCTTTACATGGTCGTTCGGCATAATGTGCGCAATTTGCTTTATTGCCGGATTTTGGAATTATGCCCATTTTCTATTTGCCGGAATGTTTGGGGTTGCAACATATATGACATATAACGAAAAAAAATAATAATATGAGAGCGAAAAAAAAACAGCCGGAAACGGTAAAAGAAATGGTTGGCGCATTGCAAGGCGCAACAAATGCGATGGGAGATTTGGCAAAATCAATGGGGCAATTGGCCGCCGATAAATTCCCGGAGATAGACGAGGAACAACAGATTGTTGCCGGATTGGATGCGGTCGAAATAGAACAACCCGCCGGGGCTTTTGAAATTGTTCCGGGAATGACCATTGAGGAAATGACGGCAATGTTCTTTGATGGTGCATTAATCGAACCGCCGTATAAAGTATGGCAGCTAAACAGCAAAGGACACCGATATTATTACAAGTTTGACGACAACGGAACCCCGGAATTTTATCCGTCAGTTACAACCATATTATCGCAGACAATGCCAAAATCGGAATTTCTGATTAAATGGATTGCCGAAAAAGGAATTGACGAGGCGGAAAGATACAAAGCAGAACGGGCGGCGTATGGTACATTCATGCACGCCCAATTTGAAGAACTTATAATTAACCGCTTTTATGATTTGGACGGACTGAAAGCCAAATTGAAAGATTATATTGATAACAACAAATTGCCCGCCGATTTCATTTATTACGCTGATGATTTCAAAAAGGATATATTGGCATTTGCGCAATTTGTTTTGGATTATGACGTTAAACCGTTAGCCGTGGAAATTGCGTTGGTACACCCCGTTCATAATTACGCCGGAATGATTGATTTACCGTGTACGATGTTATCAAAGCCCGGTTCAAAAGAATACATAAACGCAATTGTGGATTTCAAAAGCGGGCGCAAAGGATTTTACGAAGAGGCGGAAATTCAGTTGCATTTATATGCGATGATGTGGAACGAAAATTTCCCGGATATTCCGATTGACCGTGTTTTCAATTTTAGCCCGAAAGATTGGCGAAAGAAACCGACGTACAATTTGAAAGACCAAACAGACAGCCCGAACGCAAAGAAAATCCCGTATCTTTTGGAGTTGGCAGCAATTGAGGACGAAAAACGGGATAATACATTTACGGCGGTTTCCGGGGAAATATCATTGGATAACGAACCGGATTTGACAAACAATATTGTTTCGCTGACGTTGGCGGAACTTGTTAAAAGCAAAGCCCCGGCGGAAAAGAAAAAGCCGGAACCGGAAAAAGCCGTTACCGTTGAGGATTTGAAGAAAGACCCGGAACCCGAACCACAACCGGAACCGGAGGAAAAGAAAACCAAGACCGTAAAGAGAACCACACGAAAAACGGCAAAAACGGCGGAAAACAAGCCCGTCAAGGAAAAGAAAACCGCAAAACGTACAATTACACCAAAAAAAGAAAAAGTGGCTAAAATCGAAGAAAAACAGCCTAAAAAGCCGGAACCCGTGACAAAGAAAGATTTGTTGAATACTGAAATTGATATTTGATTATGAAAGGACGTATAAACATAAACAGACCAACCACCGGCATACAACGTGTTGTTTTGCCACGTGTGGGGTTTATCAAAGTAGGGTACAAGGAAAAGGCGGCAAACGGCAAAGAATACCCAAAAAGCGTTGATTATTTTATACCAACCGGAAAGTATGCAGGATTGTTTACGAAAGCATACGGCGAGAAACCGCAAACAATACAGATTGTTTTCTCGGACGACGCCCCGGAAAAGGTTTGCAATGAAATGTACGAATACCGGGACGACGACGGGCGACGCATAGCATACGGCGACGGGGAAACGTTCTTTGTATGGAACGGAAAACAATATTGTCAATATAGTACAAAGGATTATCCCAATTTGATGGCGGGGGTTGCGGAAAAGCACCCCAACCGTGCCGTATTAAACGGCGGCGACGGATGGATTGTAACGTTAACCGTAACTTTCATTATTCCGTTGGTGCGTGGCGTTGGCGGAGTTTGGCAGTTTACGACAAAGGGGACAGCGTCAACAATACCCAATATCCGTGATACATTCGACGCAATATTGCAAGAAAAGGGATTTGTAAAAGGAATTATCTTTGATATGAATGTACAATTTGCAGTTTCTCAAAAGCCCGGCGACCGTTCCCGTTATCCGGTTGTTACGATTGTTCCAAACGAAAGTGAGGGAAATTTGTTTGCGGTAAAAGAAGCATTTAAGCCCGTACAGTTGTTGGAATAAAAAAAAAGTATTATATTTGTGGCGTAAAACAATCGACCGTTACCGATTGAAAGATATTTGCTAATTAGCTACAAAGCCCCTTTTAGATGTGTAACGGCTCTAATTGGGGCTTTTCTTTTTTAATTATGACTTACAATATTTTGATTGACCAAAGATTCGCCGTTGCAAATGAACTGACTATTGTTCAAACAACAACGCTTGCAGCGTGTATGACATTGCCAACGTGGACTAATACAATTACGGTTGATGGCATTGTTTGGTATCAATATTCAGAAACAAAAATGGTAGATGATTTTCCGTTGCTTTTTTCAATCCCTAAAAGAGTTTACAAAAACATTAAAGAACTTGCAGACAGAGGATTTATTGAGTTAAGTTCTTTTGGGAAAACAAAGTATCTAAGATTTACAGAAAAATGTAAAACATGGAACAGAAGCGAAACGGACTTTAATCAGTCCGAAAACAGACTAAACAACAGTCCGAAAACGGACTTTAATCAGTCCGAAAACGGACTACAAGACTATAATATTAATATACAGCAGTCCGAAAACGGACTAAACAACAGTCCGAAAACGGACTTTAATCAGTCCGAAAACGGACTACAAGACTATAATATTAATAATAATAATATTAATAATACTATGAAGAAAGAGGCTAAAGCCTCAAAAGAAAATCCAAACGGATTTTCACAAGACAATTTTTCAAACGAAGAAAAAACAGTTAAAGCAAGTATTGTTTATGGGTTTACCCCGGAATTGTTAGACGTCAGAAAACAAGTAATTGATAAAGTTGATAATTACTTTGCAAAACTTGTATTCCCATTTGATAGCGATGAATTTAAACGGAACTTTTATATTTTGATGTGTCAACCGAAATGGAGAACGTCGCAAAAGAGTTTTTCAGCGATACAAGCAAACTTAAATGGTTTGAGTAAATACCCGGAAAAATTTGCGTTGATTCTGATAAAAGAAAGCATTTCAAAAGGTTGGGCGGCGTTAGAATATGATTCAACCCCCGAAAAATACGAAAAATGGGAAAAAATGAAACGTTCCGTAAAGACAGAGCAGCAAAGCAGCAAAGAAATTGCGGATATGATGAAGTATTTAAACAATGATTTTGATTGATATGGGAGCTATTGAAAAAAAAGAAAATACGGCTTTAGAAATATATAATACCAAGCCCGGAACAAAAGCCATTGAAGTACGCCGTAGAATGATGCAATTGCCGGAGGTTGCCAAAGCATTAAACCCAGTTGAAAAATATGTTTTCGCAGCGTCAACAAAAACACCAATTGCGGAAATTGACGATGCAAAATTAGTTGAAAATCTTTCGTTGTTGTTTAAGCGTATAGCAATGGACGTTGGTTATATAATACCACAGAATGAAAATGATTGGAATTATATACAATCCCGGTTGTTGGATATTCTGAAACGTTATCACTATGATATGACGTTGGCGGATATTAAGATAGCTTTTGAGTTGGCGACGACCGGGGAATTAGACGAATTTTTGCCGAAAGATAAACACGGGAACCCGGATAAAAATCATTATCAGCAATTCAATGCGGATTATCTTTCAAAGATATTGAAAGCGTACAAGCAAAAGCAAACCGATGTAATTGATAAAGCGTATAAGGCTTTGCCGGAACAGAAAACCGTATATACCCCGGCGATGATACGAGAGTTTGAGATAAAAAGACAATGGCGGAACCGTTATATTTTCCTTTGCTACAAATACACCGGGAAATTAATATTGGGGCTAACTGATGATATGTTTTTGTATGAATGGTTGCAAAAATGCGGGTTGGCTGATGATGTACAAGTTAAAGAGGACGACCGAAAAGAAGCGTTTGCCCGGTATATGCAGCGTGTAGCCCGTGGAATGATAAACCAATATACAGCGTTTCAAGTTCGCCGGAAAGGAACCGAAAGCCCGGAAATTGATTTTACGGCGTTTGAGGTTGCCCGGAAAAAGGAGATTATAAAAGCATTTGACCGGATGATTTCCGAGGAAATGCAAGTTGATAACTACATGAAGTTTTAAATATGGAACTATTTATTGTTTGCTTTATAATTGGCGTAATAGGTTATTTTACAAAAGCGGGAGGATATAAAGATGAAAATTGAAAAATGTGGAAACATAACATTAATAAACGGGGATTGCATGGAGTTTATGCAATCCCAAAGTGATAAATCTTTTGATTTGGCAATTGTTGACCCGCCATACGGAATTGATTACGCTGCAAAACCTGCAAGGTCAAAGCATGAAAAAAAGAATTGGGATAATGATATACCAAATGATATTTATTTTGACGAACTTTTCAGAATTTCTAATAAATGTATAATATGGGGTGGAAATTATTATAAATTGCCTCCATGCCAATGTTTTATATTTTGGTACAAACAAAATCCGGTTCCTAACTTTTCAGATGGTGAGTTTGCGTGGACTAATTTTAATTGCCCTGCAAAATGTTTTGATTATAGATATTATGGAAATTTACAAGGTAAAAGTTCAGTCAAAGAAAAAAAGATACACCCCACACAAAAACCAATAATATTATATGAATGGCTATTACAAAATTTTGCAGAACCCGGTCAAAGGATATTGGACACGTACGGCGGAAGTATGAGCCATGCAATAGCCGCACATAAATTGGGCTTTGATTTAACTATAATTGAAAAAGACCCGGTTTATTATGAACAAGCAAAGAAAAGATTAATTGAGTTTCAAAGACAGCAAGTTCTATTTTAATTATGAAAATTATAACATCTATTTCAAATAATATAAAAGGGATATCAAAGAAAGCGGGAGGTTATATATGGAAAAAAATATAAGAATTTCAGCAGTAGTGGGAATTGACCCGGGAAGCAATGGCGGTATTGTAACATGGCGACCAAATCAAAATATCAAGGCAATACAAATGCCAAAGGATTTAACAGATTTGCGTAATTATTTGGAATATCTGAAAACCATTTGTTCGCCAATTGTCTTTTTGGAAAAATTGAGCGTGCGCCCGGATGATGTAACGCCGGGTGCCGATGGCGTAAATATGGGTAAATTGTACCGAATACAAAAGATGATGGCAAACTTTGAGCAATTGAAAGCAATCATTTCAGTTTGCGACATTCCGTTTGTTATGGTACACCCTATGAAATGGCAAAACGAATTGAAGTTGCGAGCAAAGACGACACGAAAAAAAGAAGAAAAGAACGAGCGAAAACGCAGATACAAAGAGGTTGCCGGGAATTTGTACCCGGAATTGAAACCGACATTGTGGAACGCCGACGCCACGTTGATAATGCACTTTGGACGATACATTTTGCGCAACAACCCCGGTTGGGTGCGTCAGAATTTACCAAGCAACATGCACGAACGTTTGTTTTAGCCACGTAGAGCGATTTTAATTTCAAAATGGATAAAATATACATGGAAGAAGAAAAAGCCCCGCAAATCGAAAATCCGGAAAAAATAAGTATTCCGGATTTTAAAGAATATGAAATTGATAGAAACGGAAATGTGTTTAGAAATGGAAAGTTGATGAAACAGCAAACAAACACATACGGTTATAAACACATTCATTTAAGTATTGGAGGGAAAGTAACCACATGTTTAGTTCATAGACTTGTTGCAATGGCATTTATTCCAAACTCGGACGGTAAACCATGCGTTGACCATATAGACGGAAATAGAAAAAATAATTCTGTTGATAATTTAAGATGGGTTACTATAAAAGAAAATAATAATAACCCAATAACAAAAGAACGTATTGGATTATCTAAAAGTGGAGAAAATTGTCCTTTTTATGGGAAACGTGGCAAATGTTGTTTACATTCAAAACCTTTGTTTCAGTTTAAGAACGGGGAATTGATAGGTTATTTTGAAAGTATTGATGAAGCATGTAAAAAATATGGTTACGACCATTCTTTAATAACAAGATGTTGCCAACATAAAGTTTCAATTGCATACGGTTATGAATGGGAATATGCCTTTGATTATTTTATTGAATTAACAAAACAATTGCGTCATAATCAACGCAGATATTTTGCGCAACGTCGCCCGGAAATATTAGCGACCTGCAAGAAATTAGAAAGTGAAGTTGATGCAATTGTTGCTAAAATAACAGATAAACAAATGAGGCTATTTTGATTTATGCCCGGAATGTATAACGTTCCGGGTTTATTGTTTTTTTTTTTTTGAAAATAAAAAGAAAAAATTTTGGTAGTTAAAATATTATGCGTATATTTGCAGTGTCAAACAACGAAAGACCCCACAGTCTAACCAAAATGCAAAAAGACTGTTGAAAGATTAAGTTCGTAAGAGTAGAAAGTAAGCAACGGTATCTACAAAGGGTTAAATGATGGTTCGGTAACCGATTAAATGAAGTGATAAAGCCAAAATCTTTCAGAGTACGACAAACACCGACCGGGCGGGTTCCCGGATAAATTATAAAACTATGAAGTTATTAGAGATTCACAAAAACGGTATTAATGCGCATAATAATGAAGTTTCATTTTATGGCATAGATTTTCAAACAAAAACATTGATGTTTGATGGAATAGAAAACGTTGAATGTGCAATAGAAATTGCAAAAGAGTTAGGATATAAGATTTCTGAAATACAAATGATGTTTTGATATGTTTATAGATGAAGTAGGAGCAACCCGGCACGCAATAAGCGACAAAGAGTTGAACGAATTATACAAGCGTTTGGAAAATTTCATTGCTGATTGCACCATTGAAGAAGCAAAAGAAAACCGGGACGCATTTGTTAAGGTGGAAACATTGATACACCAAAGAATAAAAGAAAACAAAAAATAATATTAATCAGCCGGGGGAAACCCCGGCACAAACCGAGGGCGAAAATGAAAGCGAAAAATGTAAATTTAAACACGTTGCTTTATATAGTTGAAGCGGATAAAATTCAAGCAGTCAAACCGGATGCGGTTGGTAAAACAGAAAACGGAATAATACAAATTGCATTTCGTAGTAAATACAGAAGCAACGTTGAAGCGAAACCGGACGATGAACAGATTGAACAATATATTCTTAATTTTCCGGCAGCAAAAAGAAAACAAAGCGAAATGCGTAAAAGGAAAATTCAAAATGCCTACAAAGAAATGCAGGACGCAATAAATAGATATAATGAAGTTATTGAAAAGTATTTTGATAAACCTTTGACGTCTGATAGTGAAGTAGAAATAATAAATTACTGATATAAGTATTACTTAGGTTAGGTAAAAAAACAAGTTTAACCGCCGAAAGGTACAAACCGAGATCATTATGATAGTAAAGAAATTAGAATTGGTAAATTTCCAAGTAATTAAAGAGCTTAACGCAGATTTTGACGGTAACGTTTATTTTATTACCGGGGATAATGAGTTGGGTAAATCAACGGTATTAAAAGCAATTGGGGCTTTGTTGACCGGGAACCGTGACGCCGTATTGAAGAATGGAGAAAGCAAAGGTTTTGCAAAAATGATTGTCGGCGACGACGGCGAGGAATACGAGGTTGAATTGAAATTCACGAAAGCAAACCCACGTGGCACGTTATCAATTAAATCAAAGACAACCGGAATGAAAAGCGATAACGTTTCTATGTTGCAAAAGATTTTCGGTTATACAGATTTTGACGCCGTGGAATTTTCCCGTTGGTCGGGAACCGCCGAGGGACGTAGAAAGCAAATTGAGGTTGTAAAGTCTTTGTTGCCGGAAGAAGTAAGAACAAGGATTGCCGAAATTGATACAACCGTTGCCGGGCTTAAAACAGAACGTACCGGAGTAAACCGAGATTTGAAAACCTACAAATCAATATCAGATGCAGCCGGGCAGGGATTGACAACGCAGGATTTGAAAACGTATGCCAAACCAAAGGACATTACGGAACTGATGAAAGAACAGCAGGAAAGCGCAAAGTTGGTTGAGAAAGAAAAGGGCGTGCGTTTACGTATGGAAGAAAGAAAGGGGAGATTGGCAGAGATTCCGGGACGTTTGGCAGCCGCCAAAGATTCATACAATAAAGCAATTGAGGCGGCAAAGAAAGCAATGGAAGAAGCCGAAAAGACGTATAAACAAACCGTTTCGGTCGTTGAAGAAGAAAAGAAAGATTATGAGGGAAAAATAGCAAGTGCCGAAAAATGGTTAACAGATTATGAGGTTTTGAACCCGAATAATTTCGATACAGAAAAACAATTGAAAGAAGCCGAGGAACACAACAAAAAGGCTGCAAAGGTTGCCGATTATCTTTCAAAGAAAAAACAAGCAGACGACAAAAAAGCAGAAGCGGAAAAGATGGATTCAGAAATTGCGGAATTATCCGCCGAGCGTGAAAAACTTATTTCGTCGGCGAAATTACCGATTTCCGGGCTTTCGTTTAGTGATGATGGGTTAGTATTAAATGACGTCCCATTTGTCGCCGGAAAGGTTTCAGATTCGCAGATAATGGAGGTTGCCGCAAAACTGATTATAGCAAGTAACCCAACCGTGAAAGTATTCCGCATTGCGAGGGGCGAAAGTTTGGGCGAAAAGAGATTGCAAGCAATTATTGATATTGCCAAGAAAAACGGGTTCCAAGGATTCATTGAAGAAGTTAAAAGAGGGCAGGACGATTTGATTATTGAGGAATACACAGAAAGCGAGTAATTAACCGGGGCGTCGGTTCCCCGGCGTCCCTTAAACAAAACAATATGGAAGTTAAAGAAATGACAATTGCGGACGTGTTGAAAACACCCGCTTTTTATAATAATCTGAAAGTGGTTATTTCCGATTTGGAAAACACCCGCAGAAAAGCCGGAATGATGGCGGACGCACCATTGAAGCGGCACCCGATAGACCGTTTGCAGGAACGAGGAGTTTTTGAACCGGGACAAATGACGGTATTGTATGCAAATGCAATGGATAAGAAGTTGCAGGGATATTCAAGCAGCGAAAGAAAGTTTATATTGGAAGTTGGCGGCGAAGCGTTTAATATTACAATGAAACAATTGGTTGACCAAGAAAAGAAAGACAATAGTACAGAATTGTTTGTTAAATGTTTGGATAATGAAAAAAAGAGAGATAACAGCAACGGGGATGATTAACAACAACGGCGGTTTGCAAATGTATATGGGCGAATTAAATCAATTCTTTGCAATGCACAAAGGTAGCCGCATAATCGCCCGTTTTATTGTAGCGTCGCCCGGTTCGTCAGAGGCTTTGAAAGGTTATTATTTCAATTACGTTGTACCAACATTCAGAACCGGAATTTGGGAAGCCGGGGAGCGTCTGACAGAGGAACAGACGGAACGCCGTTTGCGTGAGTTGTCCCCGGTTATGTATGAGCAGACCCCGGATATTAACACCGGGAAATATGAAACCCGGTTGCGGACAATTGCAGAGTTGAGCAATGCGGAATTGATAGAACATATTGAGCATTTGAAACAGATTTCCGCAGAGGAATACAACACGTTTATAGACGACCCAAGAAGCATTTAATATGAGGCATTATTCAGAATTAAGCCCGTTGGAAAAGAAAGCGAGAGAGGCAAGCGGGCGGATTAAATGTACGGATTGCCCAATATATAAATTATGCAAGACAAGCGAAATGTTTATTGATGCGTGCGATTTTATTTATTTGTCGGCATTTAAAACCGGGTATAATACCCGTAAAAAAGAAACAAGAAGATTAAAAAAGAAAAAATAATATGTTTTGCAAGTGTAACCAACCCCGTAAATGTTACCCGTTGAAAGATTGGCGGGTTATCCGGTACCAATATACTCCGCACGGATATAGCCGGGTTAAATGTTTGAAATGCGGTTGCGTGTGGATTACACGGGCAAATTATGTTGAACAAATGCCCAATAAAGACGGACAAAAAAGATTTTTTTATTATGAAAAAAGTAACATTGAAAGACAGCAAAGGAAATGAGATAAACGACATTATGAAAGATGTTTTGACGTTCGATTGTGAAACAACCGGGTTGCCCCCAAAGGGCGCAAAATGGGACGTTGATTTTGCGGAATTTCCAAATATTGTGCAATTGGCATGGGCGGTAAACGAAAAGGAACGTTCATTTATCATAAAGCCGGAGGGGTGGAAAATACCGGAGGCCTCAATTGAGGTACACGGAATTACAGCAGAGAGAGCAAACGCCGAGGGCGTCCCATTTGCTGACATTATAGACGAATTTTTGGAGGATTGCAAAAAAGCCCGTTTGTTGGTCGGACATAACATTTACTTTGATACGTCAATTGTAAAAGCAATGATATTGCGCATTATGGGTCGTGAATATTACGACGCAAAAGCGGAGGACGCATTGTTTAAGGGCAAACGAATTGATACGATGATGAAAACAATTAAATTTGTTGGCGCATTGTATGCAGACGGACGTCCGGGCAAATATCCGAAATTGGAGGAACTTTACAACAAGTGTTTCCCCGGCGAAACATTCCCGGCGCATGATGCGTTGGAGGACGTGAAAGCCTGCAAACGTTGTATTCCGGTTTTGGTGGAAAATGGTATTATAGAACTGAAACCAAAAGAATATCCGGCGGAACAATTGAAGTTTAACCCGGAACCGGAACCCGCAAAGACCAAAAAGGTAAAAAGGGAAGTTTTAGTTCACGACCCGAAACCGATATTTGCACCGGATGCAGAGCCGGAAAACAAGGTTGCAAAATTGTTAAATGAAACAGACTTTTAAATTATGAACGAAAAAAAAATGTGCATTGATTGCGTGGATTATCCGGTATGTTGTTTGTCCGGTCGTTGTGCTGATGATGAACCGTGCGAGTATTTCCAAGAAGAAACCGACCCGGAGGAACTGGGAAACAATAAAGATTAAAAATTATGAGCGAAAAAAAACAAAATGTTATGCCGATTCCTACAAAGGAAAAGTTTTCATTATCGAAAGTAAAGTTATTGAAAGATGGCGGGTTAGACGTACATTATGAAGTAACGGAAGTTGTCGGAAATGAGAGTTACACGAACAAATACCATGTATTGAGTGCAAAAGACATACACCCGGATTTGCGTCATTTGTTTAATGATTTGCGCCCGATTATGGGACGTGTATTCAACATAACGTCATTTAAAACCATGATGGCAACGCCGGAGTTTAAAGCAACAAAGAAACAAACAGATATTGCAGCCGCATTTGCGGAAGAATGTTTGGACAATATAGAGGTTAGGGGCGTTTCTTTGTCCGGGCAAGATGATAACGTAGGCGTCGTTTTAACCGGATTGTTTACCATATCAAACAATCAGAAAACAGCAATCAATACCCCACGAATGAAATATAACGTTGAAACGTTCGGTTTTGAGGAAGAGTTGGAAAACATTGTTTGCGATATTGAAAACGAGGTTTACGAATTTCTGTTTGAGGGCAAAAAGGCGCAAATGGATTTGTTCGGGGCTGATGGGGAACCAAACCCGTTAGTTTACGTAAATGATGCAGACAACGAAAATGAAAATGATATGTTCCCGGAAATGGCAGACCCGGCGGACGATACAGACAATATGTAATGGAGCCAATATTGTTGACCGAGCGTTGCGAATATGAATATTGCGTTGCACGTGGTTACGAACCGTTATTGGATATTCGTAATTTTCGGTTAGATATACGGTTGCGTGTTGAGTTACAACGGGAAGTGTTCGGGAATTGCGTTTTAGGACGTGGCGACATTCCCGTTGCCAACCAACGGTTTTTCCGGTGGGTTTGGGAGCATAAGCCGCACAGATGCGAAGAATGTTTAAAGCCGTTACGGAATTATTCCGCCGTTTATTGTTCGCATATATTGACCCGTGGAGCGTTTCCCGAAATGGCGCATGATGCAAGAAATATAAATATACTATGTTTTGAACATCATTCATGTTGGGAGAATGGGGATAAAACGAAAATGCGTATATATCCGGGCAACGTCCGGATTATTGAATTGCTTAAAAACGAATACAGAAGTTTGAAAATATGAGGACGAAAAAAAGAACACCCGATTACGGGGCAATTTCCCGCCGTTCAATCCAAAATGATTTTAAAAGGGTAAAAAGGTACCCGGAAAGGGAGAAACGCCCGCAAATCGAAAATCCGCCCGAAATAAATGCAGAAAGACGGGTTTTGTTTGTTAGTGAAAATTCAGCATATTACCGATACCGTTCTTTTTTCGTCGGTAAATTGGTAAGACTAATAAAACAATCAAACGTCGGCGGTTGGATAGTTGGATTTGTTTACGACGAAGACCGGAAAGCGATAAATCATGCCGCCGGATGGTCGGATATGAAAAAAGAATATTTGTTGGATGGTGTAAAATTTAAGTAGATGAAAATCAAAAAACAAACCGGATATAAAATTGTATATTATACGTTCGTGGCGTTAACGGTTGCGTCATACATTTGGACGTTATGGAGTCTTGGAAGTTGGATTTTTAAAGCTATATTTCTATGAGTGTAAACAAAGTTATTTTAATGGGTAACGTCGGAAAAGACCCGGAGTATAAAGATTTCGACAACGGCGGTTCGGTTGCGCAATTCACGTTGGCGACAACTGACAGAGCATTTAAAACGGCAAATGGTACAGAAGTACCGGAGCGCACCGAATGGCACAATATTGTTTTGCAAAATGGATTGGCAAAGGTTGCAAAAGAGTATGTAAAAAAGGGCGATAAACTTTATATTGAGGGGAAAATAAGAACCCGCAGTTATGAGGACAACAACGGCGTAAAAAGATACGTTACGGAAGTTTACGGGTATAATATGGAGATGTTGTCGCCAAAGAAAGACGGACAAACAACGCAGCAGGGAGGCGCACCAACACCGCCGCCGCCAATTCCCGACCAAGACAAAGATGATTTGCCATTTTGAGAATGAGGAACGAAATTAAAATTCAAATTCCGGAGGGTTCCCGGCTGATTGGGGTACGGACAAAGGGGCGAACGGTTATTGTTCTTTTTGAATACAATAAGGAGGACGCAGCCGTTCCGGAGCCGGAACCGATACGACCAATTGGTTTTGCCCATTACAAGGAACCCGCCGGGAAAGATAAAAAATAAAGTTATGCAGTTTAATAGCAAAGAATATGACCCCGAAAAACACGACCGTTGGCGTGCGTTGACCGTCAAACAGCCATACGCAAATGATTTGGTAACGGCGGCATACAAAGACGAAAACGGCGTTGTTTACGGGCGAAAATCAATTGAAGTTAGAAGCAAAAAAACGTCATACCGTGGCGACGTTCTTATTTGTTCGTCGGCAAAACCGGTTTATCCCGGAATGGAAAGCGGCGTTACTTTGGGATTGGTTGAGTTGTACGACGTGAAGCCGATAAAAGAGTTTACGCCGGAGGATTGGGAAAACACCCGGATCCCAAAGGAAAAGAGGGCAAAAATAACAAAGGGTTTCGGATGGATGATGCGCAACCCAAGACGTGTTGTTGAAATGCCAATTAAGGGGCAATTGGGTATCTATAATCTCGTATATACCAAGGGCGAAATAATACAATACCCCCGGAAAATGGTAATTGACAAAAAGAGTTGGGAACAGATAAAAAAACAGATAGAGAAATGAAAACAATCGGATTCCATATTGGACGTATCGGGTTTTATTTGTATCTGCAAAGTTTGTGGAAGTATAAGCAATTTTATTTGACGCCCGGAGTTATGGTTGAGGGCGTAAAAGGACATGACGTTTATTTAGATATTGAAATTAAATTGCTTTGTTTTTCCGTTGGTTTCCGGCTGATATGGATAAAAACCAAAAGAAATTATTAACTTTGTAATGTAAAATACTAAAAACGTGAGCGATGAAAGAGATAACAAAAATATTGCCATTAAATGAGGCGGCAAAGTTTCAAAAATCCGCAGGCAAATATGATTGCACAATTACGGAATTGGCGGTAATGGGAGCAGGGAAAGCAAGAATTTCAATTTCCGGAACAGAGGAAAATTTGGATTTGTTGGTTAGTTCGATAGAAAATGAGAATAAAGAAACCACAACCGTTTGAACCCGGACGTGAATACAACCCCGGCGAACTTGCAGTTTACCGGGGTATGGTAATAATTGCGGAAAGATGGGTTAAACCGTCTGATAAACTGATTGAAAAGGTTGGCAAATTTGTATGTTTGAGTAGATGCGCATGTTGCGTTATCCATAAAGACGATTGCCCGGCGGTTGGGCTTAAATGCCACGGAACAAGCCGTAGCGATAACAAAGTAATATATTTCAGAAAATTATATAACATAACAGAAAAAAGCGATGGAAAAGAAAAGATTTATTCCGTTTGATGCGGAAACGTTTTTGATGATTGAAGATGTAACGGGAACAGAACCGGAAGTTACAGAGAAAGAAAATTACTTTAAACTTAAAATGTACGCCCCGGACAAAGAGGAAAGAATAATTGAAGCCGCAATATATGCAGTTCAAGGCAGATACTGGAAAAGAATAAAAGACGTAAGGCCGATTAAAGAACAAAACCTTTTGCGTGGTGCAATATTCTTTGTTGAATACGAAAAAGGGGCGGAAAATTTGCCAAATGAGTTGCGCACAAATTTAGGTATGCCGGACGAAACCGCCGGGGATATTTATTGTCGCCGATTGTTAGAAGTTCGTGCATTACCCGTAAAGCGTGATAATTGGGAAAAATTGCAGATTTTTACCGGAGGCGGAATAATGCAGATTCCGAGAACGCCCGGAGGTTTGGCGGTTTATTCATTCCCGACCGAAAACGGCGTAATGTTGGACGTACCGGAGGGAAATTTTATTGTATTGACACCGGACGGAAAATTTGGCAAAATGGATATGCAAACGTTTATGGCTAATTTTGAAGAAAAAGACGCCAATACCGCCGGATCGACCTTTGACGAAAAGAGATTGTTTGAAAAGATGAATAAACTTTTCGGCAAAAACTTTCAAATGAGATTTTTAAAACTTACAGAGGAATACCACGAATTGTTTGTTGTTGCTGATGATATGTTGGTAAATGGAATAATACCGGAAAACACGTCGGAAATTATAGACGAGTTAGCAGATTTGAACGCCATATTGTTCCATATTGCAGCATTGTTTGGATATTCCCAAAAAGAATTGCAGGAAATGGCATATACTAAAATTGCAGGACGTGAGAAAAACCCGGAATTTATGCGCAAACACCCACACAACAAACCGGAAAGCCCGGTTTGCGGTAATATGCAGCAGGAAACCGCCGAACAATACAAACATTTTGAGAACCGTTTTAACAAAAGACTATGACAAACGAAGAAAAAGAAGAATTAAGAAAAAAAGCGTTGTTCCTTACAAATACGGCGTATCTTTTGGCGGACATGGCACATACATGCGTTTTTTACGCTGATGATAAATTAAACCATTTAGGCAAATGCTTTGAAAAGGGCGAAAAAATGAGATTCAAAAAAGCCGCAAAGTTGACAAAAGAAGCATTTAAAGCCGTCAAGGAAATAACGGAACCATTGTATAATATTACCGACGTTGATAATGCGTGTATTGATAGCGATTATCTTTTGGAAGTTATTCAGTTGGTAATAAACAGAACCGACGAAACCGAGGAAAGCAAAACGGCGATGTTGGAATACATAAAGAAGTTACCACAAATTGAACATGTAGAAGTTTAAGCGTATGAAAAAAGATTTTAAACAAGAACTAACCGAACTTATTAATAAGCACAGTTTAGAAAAGGAAATGAGAGATATCCCGGACTATATTTTAGCCCAAGTTTGCGTTGATGCGATGGCGGTATTTTCGGAAGCAATCGCCCGTCGTGACGAATGGCACGGATTCAGAAAGGCGGACGAAAAGAACGCAAAGGACGCAAAAAGAAATTACCCGGAGGATTGCAATATTTGCAAAGACCGTTTCAAATGCGCCGGTTATATGAAAACGCAGCCATTTGCAAATCTGATTCAGCGAATGAGAAAGACAAACGACGAAGAAGAAAGAAAGGCGATTTGTGATTTTGTAAAGAACGCATTCAAGGCAACGTTGCCAAAGAAATTGGAAGATATTCCGCAGGAAGTAAAAGACGTTGCCGGAGTATTGGAAAAGACATTGGGCGCACGTGTTGAGATACACCGCATAGAGGTACCCGAAAGAAAACGCAGATTCAGAAAGAAGCCAAGAAAGGAGGGCGGAAATGAAACCCGTTGAGTTTCCCGGCGTGAACGTAGTATTTGCGAAAGACCAACCGGAATACGTTCCGTTGCCAGCAATGAAAGTATCAAACGACCCGCAGGGGCTTATAATTACCAAATGGCAGTTATCCCCGGAAGAATTGGAGAGAGTAAAAGAAACCGGAACAATACATTTGTCAATGCTGACGTTTAACCAACCATTGCAACCCGTATTGTTAACCGTAGATTTACCAACAGAAAAATAATAAAGTTATGGATAAAGAAACATACGTAAAAAGAATGGCAGAATTAAACCATATAAGGGAAAAGGCTTTGCTGTTTAATGATAAAGAAAGGGAAAAAGCAGTAGAAAGCTATAATGCTGCAAATTGTCCTTTCAAGGTAGGCGAAAAAGTTATATTTACCCTAAACAGAAGCGGAATAATTGAAAAAATATAAGCAAATGATTATGGAGATTTTTCGTATGATATAAGAACCATAAAAAAGGACGGGGAACCGTCAAAGATAATTATTCATGCAAATACATGGGACAAGATATATAAGGCATAAAAAACGCCCCGGAATTATAACCGGGGCTTTGCCGTTTAGGTACAGAAACGAAAGAAGCCAAAATTAGCCCCGTAGGGCGACGAAAATACAAAAGACAATAAAAGTATCAAGGAACAAACGAAACCCGCTTAAAACGAAAATCCCCCGAAAACAACAAGCAAAGGGAAAGCGACGTTTGAGAGGAAAGCAAAGTAAATAACTTTGCTGTTATAAAAAGGTTTGAAAAAATGGAAGCGAGTAAAAGACAAAGGGGCGGACGCCCGAAAATGTGCAAACGAACAAAAGACCAAAGGGAGTTTGATTTGGCTTTTTGTTCAAATCTGTTTTTACGTGGTTACACGTATAGGGAGATTTCGGAAAGACTGAATGAGGAAAACGCCCGGCGTGGCGTCGGTTATACCATAACAAAACAAATGGTATATTGGGATATGCAACAATTGCTAATTGAGTGGAAACGTGAACGTATGGAAAATATAGACGATTACGTTACGCAGGAATTGCGAAAGTTGGATAAAATGGAGGTTGAATTGTGGGAGGCGTGGGAACGTTCAAAGACCGGGAAATTGCGAGAGAAAAACAGACAGAACGCAAAGCCCCGTAAAGTGTTGGAGGATGGCGACAACCCGGAATATTACGGGTATGAGGAAACCACAACGGAAACGTCCGCCGGAAACCCCCGGTTTTTGGATTTGCTTTTGAACGTACAACAACGCCGGGCAAAGATGTTGGGATTTGATGCGCCAATTAAAATTGAGATTCCGGAAATAAAAGAAAGCATAAATGGCGATGCACCGAAATACGATGTATCAGCAATCCCGGACGACCTATTGTTTGCGGTCGCCGATAAATTGCAAACAGCAGAATATAAAAAACAATTAGCAGAAAAAGGCGTAATTGACGATGGTACGAACAACAAAGAATAATATCAAGAAAAAAGATGAACCGAAACCCGTACACACGTGCAGGAATTGTGGTTGGGGTAAATATTATTACGACCATTCAAATTTGGATATGGACGGGAACCCAATTTGTTTAAAATGCCCGTTTGTCGAAAATCGCAGTATAATACGTTCGGAAAAAGCGTGCGACAAATGGAAAATGAAACAATAAATTGGTCGTTTTTTAAGATTTCCGGTTTTTAAGTCAGAAAAAATACGGGGGTAAGACAAAAATATATGGTTTATTTTTAAGAATTAAACAAAATGGATAAAGAACAATTGCTTAAAATGTATGCAGCATTGAAAAACAACCCCGGCGAGATAGTAAAAGCGGCGGCACGCCATAGGCTGATAAACTTTGCCCGGTACATGCAACCGGATTTGGCTTTGGAACCGTTCCACGTCGTTTATTATACGCTATTGGATAAGTTCGCCCACGGGGAAATAAAAAAAATGATTGTGCAAATGCCGCCCCAGCACGGAAAATCGGAGGGTTCAAGCCGAAAATTACCCGCTTTTATGTTAGGATTGAACCCGGACACAAAAATTTGTATTGGTTCGTATGCCGCCACAATTGCAAGGGATTTTAACCGGGACGTACAAAGAATAATTGACACCCCAAAATATCGGGAAATATTTCCGAAAACCTTTTTGAATGGTTCAAATGTGGTAACGATGGCAAACACGTATTTACGAAATTCTGACGTTATAGAAATGGTTGGGCATAAGGGTTCGTTGCGTGTTGTAGGTCGTGGCGGTGCGTTGACGTCAAAGACCGTTGACGTTATGATTATGGACGACGTTTACAAAGATTATTCAGAGGGTAACAGCCCGATTGTACGCAATGCGGCGTGGAAATGGTACACGACCGTTGTAAAAAAGCGTTTGCACAATAAATCGCAAGAACTGATTGTATTTACCCGATGGCATGAGGAAGATTTGATTGGTAAGATTGAAAAGGGAGGCGAAAAGATTATTGATATTAAAAGTTGGGACAGCATTAAAAATATTCCGGATGGTGCATGGGTTCGCATAAACTTTGAAGCGTTGAAAACCGGGGAACCAAACGAGATTGACCCAAGGGAACCGGGGGCGGCTTTATGGGAGAGTATGCACAGCCGGGCAAAATTGGAGCGTGAAAGAGCGTTAGACCCAATACAATTTCAATGCTTAGACCAAGGAAACCCCGGAAGCGCAGAGGGTAGATTGTACCGGAACCCGTTCAGAACGTACGTTGACAAATCAGAATGGGGAACGTTCGTGCGTAGTGGTAATTATACAGACGTGGCAGACGAGGGCGACGACTTTACATTTTCGGCGTGTTATGACGTTTACAAATCCGGTAATGAGGCATGGAACGAACAAAAGAAACGGTTTGAACCGATTTTGTATGCGCTAATTACTGACATGGTATTTACGCAGGAAAATACAGAAGTAACAGCCGTTACCGTCCCGGAAATGATAAACCGTTGTGGAACGCAAAAAGCATGGATTGAAAGTAACAACGGCGGTGCCGGGTTTGAAAAGTTGATACGTAAAAAGATAAAAGCGATTTCCGAACCATTTTACCAAGGTGCCAACAAGGAAAGCCGCATTATAACAAATTCGGCAAGCGTCAACGCCCAAATCATAATGCCGTTAGGATGGGAGGAACGTTTTCCAAAGATACATGAACACGTAACCGGGTTTTTGCGTGATTTCCCAGCAAATGAGCATGACGACCCGGAGGACGGTTTGACCGGAATATATGAAAAGGAATTGGCGGACGGCGATACAAGACCATACAGCCAAGCAACAAGGGGAATTAAACGTCGTAATTAGCATTTTATTTCATATATGCAAGGATTTAGCCGAAAATATTATAACTTTGCAATAAGTGATGGGGCAAAGGGTTAGCCCCCGGAGATAATAACAAAAGTTTTAACGTTAAAAAATTAAGATTATGGCTATTTGTAAATGCCCGGCAGCAGCAGCGTTGCCAAACATTCCAAACTTTACGTGTGCCGAGAGTTTCGGACAGATTCAGAAAGTAGCGTTTCAGAGATTGTATAAAATCACCGGAGAAAAAAATTCATTTACCACGACGGTGGGTATTGGGAAAAAAGCGTCATGGACGCCGTTGTTATCGGCAAATGACTACACGAAAGTTGTTGTCTCCCCGTATATCCAAGCACCGACAGCAGAAGCAGGCGCACCCCGTACGTTCGGCGGAGGAAACGAAACGTTGGGCGGTATTGAAGAAATTATTGGACGTGAGCCAACCCCATTTACGGCGGTTATGCGTAAAATGCCGCAATCACTGATTAAAGCATTGAAAGATTTGCAATGTGAAAGCGATTCCCAAAATTTGGGGGTTTATTTGTTTGATGAAAACGGCGCAATTGGTGCATTGCAAGCCCAGACAACAGCAATAACGCATTATCCTATTCCAATTCGTTCTTTGTTTATCGGGGATAAAACATTGGGAGGATTTGAGGCACCCGATAGCAACGCAATACAATGGACGTTTTTACCTAATTGGTCGGATGATTTGACTATTATCGTACCGGAAGATTTTAACCCGCTAACAGACTTAAAAAATGCAGCAGGGTAAACAAACAATAGTGACGTTGGAAAATGAAACATTGAAAACGACACGAGATTTTGAAGTTAGCCACGCCGAAAGACTTTTAAAAATGCCAAATAACGGCGGTTGGCAGTTACCGGAAAATAGTAAATTTGAATTTGACAAAGAAAATGGGCTTAGATATAAGAGAAATAAAAAAGCAGATAACGGAGCCACGGAACAAAGCGGCGATAAGTAGGGCGATTTACCACCAAAACCGCATACGATTTCATGCGGAAAAGGCGTTGACGCCATACATTACGCAACCCGTGACCGATTTTTTGGCTTATGTTTCAAACCTTATACCCGCAGACAAATTCAAAGTGTTCAAAACATTGTTCCGTTACCCCGTAAAGACAAACGAGGTAACGGGCGTTTGTTTTGATAAGTTGAGCCGCATTTTTGACGGTCGTAACCCGGCGTTCAATTATCAGTTTATGAACAGCGAACAAAGGGACGATTGGGAGTATTACAGACAACACGTATTGGAAGAACCCGAAATTTGGAGCACAAAGGGATGGGAATATTTCAAAACCGAAATTAACAGCGTATTAATTGTTGATTTGCCAAAAGAGCAATCCCCCGGCGATAATTACCCGCAACCGTACTTTTATTGGTTGCCAATAGAACACGTTATTTCATACAAGGCAGACAAAACAACGGGCGTTATGCGTTGGATAATATTCCGGCAGGACGACAACCGTATTGCCGTAATTGACGATGAACGATACCGGGTATTTACCGAGGAAAAAGGCAATATTGGCGAATTGCTGATTGATAGCCCGCACGATTTGGGATATTGCCCAGCACGTTTTTTTTGGAACGAACCATTGAGTTTGAGAGAACCGGACGTTAAGGCGTCCCCGTTAACAACCGAGTTGGAAAGTTTAGATTGGTTCCTTTTTTATCATTTATCAAAGAAAAATTTGGATATGTACGGGTCGTACCCGATTTATTCCGGATATGAACAAAGTTGCGATTTTACGAACGGCGAAAACGGCGATTATTGCGACGGCGGGTTTTTGAAAGATAAACAAGGCTATTATAAATTAGACCAAGCGGGTTTATTGATGCGTTGCCCGAAATGCGGAGATAAACGAATTGTCGGGGTTGGTTCATTCATTGAAATTCCGGTACCGGACGGCGACAAACAGCCGGATTTGCGCAACCCGGTTCAGATGTTGACCGTTGACCGTAATAGTTTGGATTATAACGTTAGCGAGGAAGAACGGTTGCGTACAAACATAATTACGGCGGTTGTTGGTACCAACGAGGAAATAACAACCCGTGAAGCATTAAATGAACAGCAAATTAAAGCCAATTTTGAAAGCCAAAGCACGGTATTAAACCGAGTAAAAAAAGGCTTTGAGGCGGCGCAAAAGTTCGTTGACGAAACCGTTTGCCGTTTGCGTTATGGAACAATGTTTATTTCGGCAAAAATCAATTATGGCACCGAGTTTTATTTGTCTGATGCAACCCAATTGCGAGAACGTTATAAGATGGCGAAAGAAAGCGGAGCAAGCGAGGGGGAATTGGATGCGCTACAAAATCAGATTATCGAAACGGAGTACAGACACGACCCAATACAAATGCAACGTATGTTAGTGTTGGCAGAATTGGAGCCGTACCGACATTTGACACGTCCGGAAGTATTAGAATTGTACGAAAAACAGCTAATTACCGAGGATGAATTGCGCATTAAATTGAATTTCGCTAATTTTGTGCGTAGGTTTGAACGTGAGAATACAAACGTTTTGGAATTTGGCAGCCAAATACCATTTTCCAAGAAAATTGAAGTAATAACAAAAAAAATTTATGATTATGCGAGTGAAAGCAGAAACAGAGGGTAAAACAAAGGACGTCGGATTGTTGGACGTTACCCCGGAAAATTTCATTGTTCCAAAAGGGGAAGAAAGTTTTTATCATTGTCGTATTGAGGTTGTAAAATTCAACCAAGAAACGGGCGAAAGAATTTCACGACCACGTATGCAGGTTTTCGGAAAAAAGTTCTTTGAAACATTCGGATTGCACAATTTGCGAAAAATGGGTTATAAAGTTGACATTATGCACGACCCGAACGTTTGGGAGGCAGCGAACAAAGAAAAGATTGAAGCCAGCAAACGAGCAAAGGCAGAAGCAGCAGCAAAGGCGGCAGCAGAAGCAAAGGCGGCAGAACGTGAACAAATGAAAGCCGAAATTATTGCAGAACTGACAGCCGCCGGAGTTATCCCAGCAGAACCAAAGAAAGCCGGACGAAAACCAAAAGCCGAAAAAACAGCAGAAGCAGAGGAAGCGGCAGGCGATAGCCCGGAAAACAACGAGAATATTTAACCATTAAAAATTACGAATATGGCACAGATTGCACAGCAAGACAATTTGGTTATTGAAGTAACCACAACCGTCGCAGCATTGGACGGCGACACAAAGAAAAAGTTGATTGAATGTATTGAGGGCGGAACAATTACCGACGTTATTTTGGTAACAAAAGAGGTTGAAAAGAAAATCAGCCATGCACGTGTTGTTAGTTGGTTGGTTGACACAACCAAGGATTCCCCAAAATACACAATTGATATTATTAACGCAAACAACAAAACAGTAGAAGCAATCGCACTTAATTAATTCAAAGGGTAAGAATATTATGTTAACGAGAGAAATTTTAGTTGCAAATGCGGCTTTGTCGGGATTGTCTGACGAACAGATTACAGCGATAACAGCATTATCGCAGAATGACGAAAACAGCGTTATTGCCAAGAAAACGGGCGAAATTTACGAGGCTTTGGATGCCGATATTTTTGCGGTTTCCGATATCGCTAAAAATGGAACCGAAAAAACGTATGATTACGCAAAACGTGTAATGGGGGAAATGAAAACAAAAGCCGATGGCGCAACCGGGCTGCAATCGCAGATTGATTCATTGACCAAGGAAAGAGCCCGTTTAGAAAAGGCAATTGCCGATGGTGCGGCAGATGCGGAAACCGTGAAAGCATTGAAGCAGGCAAAAGCAGATTTGCAGAACGTGACAACGCAGTTTACCGAGTTGACAACCAAGTATGAGGCAGAAAAGGCAAACCACGAAAAAGAATTGTTCGGAGTAAGAATTGACAACGCATTGCAGACAGCCGCCGCCGGGCTTAAATTCAAAGCAGGATTCCCGGAAAGCGTAACAAAGGTTATTTTGGCGCAGGCGAGCGAAAAAGTAAAAGGCATGAACCCGGAATATATAGACGACGGAAACGGCGGAAAGGTTTTGGCGTTCAAAGATGCAAGCGGCGCAATTATGCGCAATCCAAACAATCAGTTGAACCCATTCACGCCTGCCGAGTTGCTGACAAAAGAATTGGAAACGATGGGAGTATTGGAGCAGCAAAGACAACAGCCAGGAGGCGGCACAAATACGCCCGCAGGCGGTGCCGGAGGCGGCGGAATTACATTGGACGTAAGCGGAGCCAAAACGCAATCAGAGGCGTACGAACTTATTACAAAACAATTGATGGCGCAAGGTAAAACGGTAGGTTCCAAAGAGTTTGACGAAGATATGAGAAAGGTTTGGCAGGAAAATAGTATTAACAAATTGCCGGAGAGATAACCGGGTAATGGGTAAACCCGCATTTAATAACAAATTAAAATAAAAAGACTATGAGTTTAATTGCAACAAGATTACAGAATTGGCGAGTAGAAAACCCGGAGTTAGACCGTAATATGACCCGCCCGTGCGAGTATGGCGCATTAGATTTTTTCATTGAACAGACCAACGCCGGAAATTCCATTTTGTCCCCGAAATTGCGTGAACGTGCGTTTGCCTCAATCGGAAATACGGTACAAGTTCCGGTTATCAATTACGATGGCGACGTTACGGTTAGCAACGTTCGTACGTGTGTTATCCCGGACGATGAAAACACGTCCGCACTTTATACCGTGGTTTGGGCGACATATTCCGTCGGCTTTACAATGGTGCCAACGTTGTATATGAACAACGAAATTTCGTATGAGCACGATTTCAACCGCAAAATGGAAAAGGTTTGCAGAGCGTTTGCAAATTCGTTAGACCAAGCAGCCGTTTCAGCGTTGGAGGCAGGAAAAACCCAACTATTGAAAGACAAGTTGAATTACAATTTCGTTGCAAGCGTTATTGAGGTTCCAACGCAGATGGCAACCGAAATTATGGGCGATATTAACCCGATTATGCGTGCAAATTGTTATCCGGGTTTGGTTCACGTCGTAGGTAACGCCGGAATTGACAGCCTTATTAAAAAATTGGCACAGTACGGTATTTATAACGACGTAAACAAGCGTATGGAATACGAAAATAAAGTGTTCCATTATACAAACAACGTCGTAAATGAAACTAGCAAAAACGGCACATTCTTTGCCGTAGAGGATGGTAACGTTGGCGTTTTAACACGTGTTGACCGTGAGGCGTTGAACCGCACCCGTGCGAATTTCCACGAATGGGACGTTGTACGTTTGCCGTACATTGATTTGCCCGTTGGTTCGCACTATTACACAGCAGTTGGCGACCAGTCACAGACAGCAGGCGCAGCGAGTGCCGATATGACGTGCAACGTGAAAGAATATTTTGGATTTAGCGCAGACATTGCGTTTGTAATTGCTTACAACAGCAACCCAATAGCCGTTGCAAATCCGATTATCAAAGTGCAGATTGCAGCACGTGCGGAAAATGTACATTTGGGTATGCCTGTATATGTAACCAACGCCGGGGATTTTCCCGCCGGAGGTGCAGGCGCATAAGCCGGAAAACGGAACAATTATTTAACCGAGGGGACGGGGTGGTTATCCCCGCCCCCTTATTTATTGCAATCTTAATTCCTAATATGGGAAATAAATGGGCGTTTTTATGATAAGAATAAATGAAATATGCGAAGCGTTAAAAAATGTGTGCGGGTGGGAGCAATCATACGACCCGGCAAAGGCGATAGACGACAATTTAACGCAGACGGAAAGTGGGTTGTATTTTCAAGGTGCGCACCCGCTTTTGACGTTGGATAATATGGAGGCGATTATGCCGGATGATTGGGGAATACAATACCCCGTATGGGATGCGCTGACGCAATGGAAACAAAACAAGGTTGTGCAGTATGGTAATGATACAAACGGGAACAAATTGTTTTGGAAAGCGAAAGCGGATAACGTAGGAGAGGAACCAACGGAAGATTCTTTGTTTTGGAGCAAATACAACATTCTTTCGGACTTTTTGGAAAGAATGACACGCAACGGGATTGCAACCGCAATTCAGACATTTACCCAAATTAAGCAGTTGGATAAAGAAACACGCAATTTGTTAGAACGCAGAACGTTTTTTGATGGTGCCGGACGCATACGGGCAACCCTGCAAAATAATCATAAATTGGTTGGCTTTGAAATTGTCCCGGTTCGTGCAATGGGAGTGACGGCGAAAATTGAAAAGATAGGTTTGCAAATGACCGGGGGGACCGGGGTTGTTAGAATGTATTTGTTTCATTCGTCGCAGATAGACCCAATAAAGACTTTTGATTTGAATTTTACCGTTACAAATGGCGGTTTTCAGTGGTTCCCGTTAACTGATTGTTATTTGCCGTATATAAGCGACAAGAACAACGCCGGGGGGTCGTGGTTCCTTTGCTACAATCAAGACGAATTACCCGCCGGAATGGAAGCAATTAACGTATCAAAGGATTGGAGCCGGGAGCCGTGCGGAACGTGCAACATGGGTTCCGTTGAGGTTTGGCGAGAATTGACAAAGTATTTGCAAGTAACGCCGTTTATGTATAATGCGCCGGAAACGTTCGCAGAATACCCGGAGTTGTGGGATATTGCATACACGATGTACACACGAACCCAAAATTACGGGCTGAATTGCGAAATTACTATTGGATGCGATTTAACGGATTTCATTATTTCCCAAAGGCAGATTTTCCAAACGGTAATACAAAGACAAGTTGGTGCAATTGCATTGCGGACGTTGGCAATGAACCCCAACGTAAGGGTTAACCGCAATCAATCAAACGCAACCCGGATGGATATTTTGTATGAGTTGGACGGCAACACGTCCGGCGTTCGTCCCGGCGGTTTAGGTTACGACCTTAAAAAGTCTTATGAGGCGTTGCAAATAGATACGCAAGGGTTAGACCGTATCTGTTTAGCCTGCAATAACCGTGGGGTAAGATACAGAACCGTGTAATTATATAATTCAAAGGGAAAGTTGTATATAATTTCATGTAAAAGTTGTATTTATGAAACGGATAACCGATTTGCGAAAAAGGGTTGCGGATTTCAACGAGGCTTTGACGTCCGGGCGGATAATACAAAACATTATATGGGACAATGAGGCATATATAGTTGATTTGAACGCCGAGGAACAATTGTTTGAACAAGGTATTAACCGTTTGGGCGTCGAAATTTCGGATTATGCACCATACAGCCCCGTAACAATCGCAATTAAAGAGGCTAAGGGACAGCCGACAAACCGGGTAACGTTACGGGATGAGGGAGATTTTGAAAGTAGTTTTTATTTAGAGGTTGGCGACAAACAATTTGAAATTAAAGCGTCTGACTTTAAAACAGAGGATTTAATAAAAAAATACGGTCGTCAAATATTGGGTTTAACCGACGAAAATATTTCAATATTGATTTGGAAATATATTTTCCCGGATTTAATGGCAGAAACAAAAAAACAAATTTATGGCAAATAACGTAAAAGCCCCGGTTATTGACAACCCGGAATTGTTAGACCGGATAATTGGAAACATGCAAAACGGATTGGTTGATAATTTGCCGTGGTTGGATTTTGCATTTGGCAGGGCGGAAAGACTTGTTAAATACAACGGGAACCAAAAGCGATATTATACGCCAAATGTTTATTCCGGCAATAACGATTATATGGAAGTAACGCCGGATGCAAATATTGGTAATTTCTGTTTTTTTTGGGTTGACGACCCGCAAAACATAAGTTGGGAACCCGGCGTTGATATTGGGATAAAAACGGCGTTTTCGATTATCTTTTGGTTTGATTACAGAAAGATATACAACGATGCAAGCACACGCAACAAAGAGGATTTGAAGCGGCAAATATTGGACGTTTTGAACGGCGGTTTTTTGGTGCGAAATGGAAGTTACAGAATAAACAAAGTGTACGAATTGGCGGAAAACATTTACAGGGGCTTTTCGTTGGATGAAATAGAAAACCAATTTTTAATGCACCCGTTCGGCGGATTCCGGTTTGAGGGCGAATTGAGTATTGGAGAAACATGTAAATTGTAGTATATGGAACATTTTATTTATAACATTATTGTTGTCGCATTAATAGCGGCTTTTGTGCTGACGTTATTACGCAAATGGGGCGTCATTGAATGGGTACAGATTCACGGGAACGATTTCTTTTCAAAGATGTTTAATTGCGATTTCTGTTTGTCGTGGTGGACGTGCGTTTTGATTTGTTTCTTTGCGTTGATATTTACCGGGAACCTCTCATTTTTGGGCGTTCCCTTTTGTAGTACAATGATAACACGTGTTTTATTATGAAGAATGTACAAATAAAAGGAATGAACGTTGAGTTGTATGATTCAATCGAGGATTTGCCAATTATGCGTTTCCACAAGTATAACAAAATGCTTTTGGTTGACGCCGGGGTTGGTTCCGATTTGTCGGATTTTGACCGACATATTGAAAAGGTAATATGTTATTTGAACAGCCCAACGCCAAACATGGCAACCGTTGAGTTGGAAAATATGCGCCAAAACATATATTTCATTCAATCCGAGGTTTCCCCCCGGCATTTGGCTTTTGCCGTGTTGGTTAAATCAATAAATGGTAAACCCCAAAATGATTTGTCAGATGATGGATTGCAACAAACAATGAGTCTTTTTAAAGACGTTGCAAATTCAGAGATAACCGCCCATTTGGAAGCGGTTAAAAAAAAAATAGACGATGAATTGCGTTTGTATTTTCCCCGGTTGTTCGATGATGCGACATTGAAAGAGTATTACGATAAATTGAAACAAAGAACGATTGTTGTATTACGCACAATAATAGACGGTCGGGCAACCGAGGCGGACGCAAAAGAGATTGACGACATTACGGCGGAGTTGATAACCTATTTCAACCCGCAGACGTTTACCGGGTCGGAAAGCGTGGAAATTAGGCATGACAGACAATTTGAAAATATGTGTTTGATATTGTCCCAAAATTTGCATGTTGACCCAAAGAAATTTACCGTTTTGGAATATTACAACGCATTTGAGTATATCAAGGAACAAGCCAAAAAAGCAAACAAGCAAAAAAGGGCAAAATAAGGCGATTTCCGGCGTTTTTATTTTTAGGCGATAAATTACACATTTGAGAAAAGAAAACGCAACAGACGGGGAGTTTCCCGTAAATAACTAAACAATCGGCGTATGGCAGATAATAACAACCCAATCAAATATTCGGATTTAATAAGCCCGGATAATTCGATTACAGATTTGATAAAACAATTGGATGAACTTTCGGACACCTATACAAATGCACTGAAAAATATCAAAGCCGAGGCAATACAATTGGCGGAGATTCTGAAAAAGGTTTCCGGCGCAACGGAGGACGGGCGAAAGACAACCAAAAAAGCCGCAGACGATGCGGAACGTTTGGCACGTGCGCAACGTGATTTGGCGTTTGCAGAAAGCGAGAACGCCAAAAAGTTAGCCGAGTTAAAATTGGCA